GATACTTAAGGCATAACTAAGGAGATATAAAAAATGGCAACAGTAAATAAAGACTTTAAAATCAAGAGTGGTCTCGTCGTTGAAGGTACAACAGGTACAATCAATGGTTACGACATTCTTACAGAATCACAAGCCTCAGTTGACTTCATCGTAAGTACAATTGGCGGAACTGCAACAGCAGCAAACACACCAAATACAGTTGTAAAGCGTAATGGAGATGGAGATTTTGCTGCAGGAGTAATTACAGCAGATTTAATTGGTGACGTAACTGGTCAAGTATCAGATATTTCAAACCATAACACAGATGACCTAACTGAGGGTACTTCAAATAAGTACTTTACAACAGGACGAATTGATGATCACCTATCAGGTGGAGATGGAATTTCATACTCATCAGGAACAATTTCTGCAGACCTTGGAACAGGTCTTGAAATTACAAGTGGTCAAATTGTTGTAGATCGTGACACAGTTGATGCTTGGTACGATGCAAACGGTGCTGCTGCAACAGCAGAGCAAAATGCGAAGGACTACGCAGATGACTTAATTGATGATGGATCAAACCTTTCAACAGAAGTTTGGTCAGCATACAAGACAAGCACAGAAATTGGTCTTGCAGAGCAAGCAGCAATCGATCATGCAAATGGATTAGCCGCTAACTATGATGCAGCAGGATCTGCTTCAGCAGTTCAAGATAACCTTGATGACCACACAGAAGCAACATCTGGAGTTCATGGAGTAACTGGTAATGTTGTTGGTACAACAGATGCACAGACACTTTCTAACAAGACACTTGGTAGCGATCTTGCTGCTGGTGGATACAAGGTATCTGGACTTGCAGATCCAACTGCAGATCAAGATTCAGCAACTAAGGCATACGTAGATGATGCAATCTCATCACTTGTTAATGGCGCACCAGAACTTCTTGATACACTCAATGAGTTGGCTGCAGCAATTGATAATGATGAAGACTTTTCAACATCAGTTGGAACATTAATTGGTGAGAAGGTAGCCAAGTCTGGCGACAGCATGACTGGAAACCTTGACTTTGGTGGAACAAGCAAGGTAACAAGCCTTGCAGCGCCAACATCTAACGGAGATGCAGCAAACAAACTTTATGTTGACACAGAGATCTCAGATCTTGATACATCACTAAAGGCATACGCAGACCAGGCAGAAGTAGACGCTAAGGCTTACACAGACAATCGTGAGACAGCAATTACAACTGCTTACCAGTCATATGCTGACACAGCAGAGGCAGATGCAAAGACTTATGCAGATGGTCTTGATGATGCAACAAATACTCGTATCGATAACCTAAGCACAACAAATGTAGCAGAAGGAACAAACCTATACTTCACAAACCAACGAGCAATTGACGCTGTTGGTGGAACAATTGAAGATCAGATTGACCTTCTTGACACAGATGATATTGAAGAGGGTGCAACAAACCTTTACTTCACAGATTCTCGTGCTAAGTCTTCAGCAGCAAGTCTTTTGACTGGTGCTTCACTTACAAACATTACAATCACAGGTACAGGTGCAGGACTTACTATTACCGCAGAAAACGGTGTAGCAGATTCTGATACTGACGATCTTGAAGAGGGATCAACAAACCTATACTTCACAGATGAAAGAGCAGTAGATGCTCTTGAAGCAGTTGTTCCAAACTTCACAGCAGTTGAGATTAACTCAGTTGCTAAGAATGTTGCAGGAACAACAGTAGTTCCAGTAGCAGGAATTGCAACAGCATACTCATGGGCTAAGGCTGACTACCGTTCAGCAGAGTTCCTTGTAAAGGTTGCTTATGGAGATCACACAGAAATCTCAAAGGTACTTCTAACTCTTGCTGCAAATGACAACATTGCAATCACAGAGTACGGAATTGTTGGAACAAATGGTTCAGCATCATCAGTTTCAGCAGTAATCTCAGGCAACGATGTACAACTTCAGGTAACTACAGTTAACAACACTTCAACAGTTACAGTTGTTGGAACATTGCTTGCGTAATAAAAATAAAAAATAGTTGGAAGAAGGAGTAGTAAATGACAACAGTCGATAAAGACTTCAAGGTCAAGAATGGATTAGTCGTAACTAACGGCGGTACATTCGGAGATGCAGTAACAGTAGGAGCACCAACTCTTGCTTCACATGCAACAACTAAGGAGTATGTTGATTCTTTAACAGGATCTATGGCTGTAGGCTCAACTGCTCCTTCTTCACCAACTAATGGAACACAGTGGTTAGACACTCTAACAAACAGGGTAAACTTTTATTACAATGGAGCATGGTATACCCAGGCAACTATTGATGATACAAATAACTTACCACAACACATTCACGATACTGCAATTGATGGAACAGGATTTATCGTATCTCAGTTCTATGAAGGCGGATCATTCAACAGCCCATTGGGTGTAGGTTTGGATGCAGGTGGTCCCTCAACATCAGAGTGGACAGTTGTATTCGATGGCGGTAGTGTAGTAGATAACTTCAATTAAAAATTGATGTTATAATAAGATAAGTTAATGGGCAGCCCCCATAAGGAGAATATAAATGGCAACAAGAATGCAACAGCGCAGAGGTACTGCAGCACAATGGACGGCTGCAAACCCAGTATTAGCAGCAGGTGAGATTGGTTTCGAAACAGATACCAATCAGTTTAAAATGGGTGACGGAAGCAACACTTGGTCAGCCCTTTCATATTTTAAGAACTTAGAAGACCTTGGTGGTCTTGATGACTTTGTACTTTATACAGAGATTGGTGCTTCAAACGATCCAGCAAACTACACCAGAACAGCCCCACTTAACGAAGATGGACTAATTCCTCTTGCTTACATGGCTAAGTTGGTTGAAGGTGCTAATGCAAACCTAGATACATTTGCAGAACTTGGTTCAGCAATTGATCAGTTAAACCAACATGCTGATGAAACTGTTGGGCCACATGGAATTTCAGATACATCAAATTTAGCATATCTAGATGATTCAAGATTTACAGATGAGCGCACACCAGAAGATCTTTCTGTTATAACAGGAAAAATTGCAGACTCTGCAGTTACTGCTGTAAAAATTGCTGATCTTGCAATTGGAACATCAAAGATAGCAGATAACGCAGTAACAACTGCAAAAATAAATGATGGAAATGTTACAGAAGGAAAACTTGCTACAGATTCTGTTACAACAATTAAAATTGCAGACAATGCAGTAACAAATGATAAAATTGCAGATGATGCAGTCACAGCAACACAACTTGCAACATCAGCAGTAGAAACACTAAAGATTAATGATCTTGCAGTAACAACTGCAAAAATTGACAACTCTTCAGTAACTTCTGGAAAGATTGCAGTAGGAGCAGTTGAGACAACCAATATTGCAGATAGTGCTGTAACTGCAGACAAGATTGAAGCAGGCGCAGTTGGGTCATCAGAACTTGCTACATCAGCAGTAGAAACACTAAAGATTAATGATCTTGCAGTTACAGATACTAAGATTGCAGCAGCAGCAGTAACATCTTCTAAGATTGCAGATGCTGCTGTAACTGGTTCTAAGATTGCAGACAATGCAATTTCTCAATCACATCTAGGCGATGACTCAGTTGGAACAAATGAAATTGGTGGTCTTGCAGTAACAACTGAAAAGATTGCAGCCCTTGCAGTTACAGATGCTAAGATTGCAGCAGATGCAGTTACAACCGCTAAAGTTGCAGACCTAGCAATAACATCAGCAAAGATTAATGATGATGCAGTAACTTCTTTAAAGATTGCAGACAATGCAGTTGAAACAGCACACATACTAGATTCAAATGTTACAGCAGGAAAACTTGCTACAGACTCAGTAACTACAGTAAAAATTGCAGACGGTGCAGTTACATCAGCAAAGATTCTTGCTGGAGCAGTTGGATCTTCTGAACTTGCAACAGATTCCGTAGAAACAGCAAAAATTGCTGATGGAGCAGTTACCTCTGCAAAAATTGCAGCAGGAACAATTGTTGATAGCGATATCAGTGCTTCTGCAGCAATTGCACAGTCTAAGATTGATGGACTTTCAGCAAGCCTTTCTGCAAAAGCAGACCTTGCTTCACCAACATTTACTGGAACAGTAGTTCTTCCAACAGTAACAGCAGGAGGAAGTATAGTTCCAGGTACAGACAACACTTACGACCTAGGCTCTCCTACAAAGATGTGGAAAGATATCTACGTAGGTCCAGGATCACTTTATGTTAATGGCCAGAAGGTTCTTCAAGATGAATCAGGAGCAATCGTTGTTTCTGCCGATGTTGATGAAAATCTTGGACTAAGAACAAGCGGAAGCGGTAATATAGAACTAGATCCAACAGGAACTGGTTCTGTTAATATCAAGGGTCCCCTAGTCGTTGAAGCAGGCGCTAACTTCTCAAGCGCAGATGGAAACGGAATTGCATTTAGCAACGGTATCAAGTCTAACAGTTTAGAAAGCAATAGTCTAAATACAGACCTATCCCTATCTGGAAATGGTACAGGAAAAGTTTACCTTAATGATAATGCAGAAGTAAATGGAAACCTTGTTGTTGGTGGAAACCTAACAGTAAGCGGAACAACTACAACTGTAAACAGCGAAACAATTTCTTTAGCCGACAATATTATTGACTTGAACAGCAATTTTACTACTGGCATCCCAACAGAAAACTCAGGAATAAGAATTATGCGTGGAGATTCCAATGCAGTTCAGATTCGTTGGAACGAATCTACTGACAAGTGGGAATTTACAAATGATGGAACAAACTACTCTACAGTAGCAGGCATTGAGTCTCCTACATTTACAGGAACAGTTACAATCCCAGCAGGAGCAAGCATTTCAGGATATGCACCAACTGCTAATCCAACATTTACTGGTACAGTAACAGTTGCAGCAAATGGAGTAGCATTTACTGACGGCACACAGACAAAGGCTGGCGTTCCATCTATAACAGCATTTGCAACAGAAATTACATCTTCTGCAACTCTTGCAGCAGGTGAAGCAGACAAGTTTGTTCCACTAAATGGAGCAGTTCAGATTACACTTCCTGCAACAGGATACTCAACTGGACAGTCAATTGACTTCTGGCAATCAACAGGAACTGGAGCGTCGTTTGCTTCAACTAATGGTGTTGTTGGAACGCCAGGGCGTAACTTCAGAACAACAAACTCAGTAGTAACAGCAATGAAGACTGCAACTGGATGGTTGATCTTCGGAGACTTATCAGCATAATGAAAATCAAAGGAGAATAAACTATGTCAAAACAAGCAGGTAGAATGAGCCAATCGGCTAATGACTTCTTGGAGCCAAAGGCACCAGTCAATGTTGTTGCTACAGATGTAGGAACAAATCGTCCATATAATAATGGTGCAGCATCAGTTTCTTTTTCACTACCAGGAGACTCACCTGCTGCAACTTCTTATACAGTAACTGCAAGCACAGGCCAAACAGCAACTGGAGCATCGTCTCCAATTATTGTTACTGGCTTAGCAACAGGATCAGGTCCAACATTTACAGTAAGAGCATCTAATGCTGCTGGAACATCTGGACCATCTTTGGCATCAAATGCTGCAACAATTACAACAGTTCCAGCAACAATGTCTGCACCAGGTGTATCATCACCAAATCCAGGAGCAGCAGCAAACGTAGCGGGAGCGCAATATGACACAGTTACATGGTCTCCACAAACACTAACAGGTGGAAAAGCAATTACTGGTTATGTAATTACAGGAAATGACGGTTCATCTGCCTCTGCAGGTGCTGGAGCAACTTCTGTAAACATTACTCAATCAGGAACTCAGTCTTATACAATCTACGCAACAAATGGTAACGGATCTGGAACAGCATCGGCCTCTTCTTCAAATGTAACGACATTCTCGTTTACACCGTATTCATTTACACCATACTCATTTACACCGTATTCATTTACACCATATTCATTTACACCATTTGCATTTACACCATTTGCATTTACACCATACTCATTTACACCGTATTCATTTACTCCGTATTCATTTACACCTATGTACTCATTTACACCATATGCATTTACACCGTATTCGTTTACACCAATGTACTCGTTCGTACCAGTGTACTCATTTACACCTGTGTACACGTTTGTGCCTATGTACTCATTTACACCAGTATATACATTCGTGCCTATGTACTCATTTACACCAGTATATACATTTACACCTATGTACTCATTTACACCAATGGCCCCAGTTTACTCGTTTACACCAGTAGCAGCAGGCTGTCGTCCGCCATGTTCTCCACCATACTTCTGTGTTGGCAGTAGTTGTGCATACTAAAACTATATAAAATTTCCCCCTATGCTATAATTGCATCAGGGGGATTTTTTATATGAAAGACAAAGTATTTGCTCTACTGGTAGATAATGAAGTTTTTAGTGTTATCGATACTACTGGAATGCCAGAACAAAGACTGTCTAGGTATATCGATGGATTTTCTAAAAATGTTATAGGCAAAGATATAACTTCTTACGAAGGGGTCGGAATAAACTCAGTTTTTAATGGTGTTTATTTTGAAAATGGAGAAGATGTTCACGGTCCAGAATTTGATAAAAATAACTATCGTACTTATTGCTTAATGTCAGACTACAAGATTTTTGCAATGTTTGGTGTAGAGAATTCTTTAGAGCATGCACAAAGATGGGAAAATGCTTTTAAATCTTCAGTAACTGGTCTAGATGTAACTGGTCTAGATGTAAATAATGGTGACTTGTTTGATGGTAATTCTTTTATTAAAAAAGGAGGACATGCAATAAACGGAGATTCTCCCTGGCAGCAATGGAAAAAGAACTTAGGAGAAACAAGGCCCTGGGATTTAATTAATCCATCTGAGCCAAAAGTATCTAAGGAACAGGCAGAAGAAAGATTTAATATATGTAAAACATGCCCATTCTTAATACCACTAACAAGCCAGTGTAAAAAGTGCGGATGCATGATGAAATTAAAGACAAAACTATTAAAAGCAGAATGTCCAGAGGGTAAATGGTGATTAATAATGGAGATCCCAGAATTACTATATGGAAAAGAAATTATGAGGTTGACTACCCAATAGTAAAACAAGGAAGTGCAAGAAGAGATTGGATGGATAAAACATTCAACAAACTGGCATATTATTGTTCACCAATGACCACTTCAAATCTACATGGCTGGGAATTTAGATTGCCTCAAGACATTGTTGTAAAGTGGGATGGAGTTTGGGAAGGGCAAGATGGTGAGGACCCATCACATATTCAATTAATTTCTGGTTCTGAGTATCAGGGTTTAAAGATAGCGACAAATGAGTCTGGAGTTGCCCAGGTAAGTTTTCAATTTAATTGCTGGGTAGAAACTGATCCAGATCACTACATAAAACTTCACGGCCCACCAAACTATATGTTTCCAGATGCAGAGCCACTGAGCGTTCTCTGGAGATCAGATTTTTTTAATTACGAAGGTTTGTCTCTTGCCTGGAAGGTGCTTACTCCAAACAAAGAAGTAGTATTCCCAAAAGATATGCCAGTTGCTTTTATGACAATACACTCAAAAGATTTACACGAAGAAACAAGTATTTCATTTAAAAATATACAAGACAACCCAACACTTTTTAACAACTTTAAAAAATATATAAATAAAAGAGCAGAATTTTTTCAAGAAGGTGGCCCATATGCATTTCCTCAACTGTATAAGCATGGAATTGGACCCAGTGATGAAAAGTTTTTAGATAAACCTTTTAGGCCTTCTCTGAAGGAGCCAAAAAATGAATAATCATTTCTTAAATGAGCAATTAAAAAAACCACCGCATAGTCAAACAAAAATAAATGAAGACTTTAACTTTAAAAAACATTTAGACTGTGATGTAAGTAAAATTTGTAAAATTATAGAAAATTTTACAGATGAGTGGAACCTTCAAACAATAAGGCAAGATATGTTTGATGTTCATAAAAATACTCAGTCTTACTTTATTTATGACCATACAACCAATTGGATTGTTGGAGATAGTTATCAAACAGTTTGTGTTTCAGGTAACCAGGAACTTCTTGATGCAATTTCTCCAATAATATCAGATCTAGAAAAAATACATGAAGGCAGAGTTGCAAAAGTTTTATTAATTAAACTGTCTAAAGGAGAAGATGTACTACCACATAGTGATAGTTTTGACTATGCAAACTCTGTAAGAAGACATCATATTCCGATTATAACAAATGAACATGTTTATTTTAGGGTAGGAGAAGAATTAAAGGTAATGGTTACTGGTGAGTGTTTGGAAATTAATAATAGTAAGATTCATGAGGCAGTCAACAAGTCTGACAATGAAAGAGTTCACCTTTTAATAGACATCTTTCCAAATAAATATTTTGAGGAAATAGAATGAATCAACTTTATTTTTTACACATACCTAAAACTGCTGGCAGTTTTATAAATTACTCAATTTCTGAAGAATTAAACAAGCACAATATATTAAACTACTCTCATCAAGTTTCATCTAATTTTCCACATAAGATAGATTTTGACAGCATATCATTCTTGGGTGGTCACTTTGCTGCGTCACCACTGGTATTTAATCCTAACTTCTACGTTGCTTGTATTTTAAGAGATCCACTAGAAAGATCAATAAGTTACTTTAATTTTACTTATCATATTTATACTAAAAAATATAAAGATAAAAAAACTTATAAAGAAAGGCTAATTGAGTATTTATTTAATGACCCAGACACAAGAATACTCGATAATGTTCAGTCAAAATTTATATGTAATCCAGTAGAGCCTGATATATTTAATCCTAAAAACTCTAGGGAAAGCATAGAAAGAAATTACTTTGGTTCACAGTTTTGCTGGTTCCTTCAGGATATTGCTATAAAAGAAAGTTTTGTAAAAAATCAGATAGACTCTTTTGATATTGTGGGAACTGTAGAAAATATAGGGCAATTCTGTGACAAACTTCATGACTGGTTTTATGATAATTATAAAATAAGCGTTAACTTTGATACAAATAATAAAGTAAATAAAACAGAATATCCAGTTGAAGATGGAATTGTTTATGATACGAGAGCAGCAATTGAATGCTTAACACCAGCAGAAATTGCTTCATTTAAAATAAATAATTTTATAGACTACAATATATACGATTATGTGAGATCAAATGAAATATCACGAAGTTCTTGAAGACACCTCTGGAACCAGAAAGTTTATATCCTTCTTTTTGTCAAAAAATGAAGATGTGATATAATTATTAAAGACACTAAGGAGTAGTCAAATGGCTAAAATTAAATTTGTACCAGGTTTTCCAGAACTAAAAGAAATTGCCCCACCACCAGAAAGCGCTACAAGAAATGTTCCAGACTGGTATAAAGAGCAGCCATCTATGATAGATGACAAACTTGAAGACGGCACACTAAAGTTAACTGTAAAAAAGTGTCAAGCATTTTTTGATGCGATGGCTTTAGGGTATATGCTTAAGATGCCAGTAGACATATACATAGACGCAACTGGTCCGACAATAGATGTTCAAATTCCAAAAGAATTAGAAAAAATGCGAGGTATGATTTTAAGCCAGCATTCACGAGAGCAGGTATCTCATCTTCCTATAGACGAAGACTTGTACATGCCACATATTTTACGAATACACCCAACATGGCTTGCTCAAACAGAGCCTGGCTACAGCACTTTGTTCTTATCCCCATTGCATTCAGATGGATACCCTTTAAAGGCTGTAGAAGCCATAATAGACACCGATTCATTTATTTCTGATGGTCATTTATCATTTTTTGTAAAAAAAGGCTTTAAAGGTATTTTAAAACAAGGAACGCCTCTTGCACAAATCTTTCCATTTAAAAGAGAAGACTGGGAAATGGAAATAGATAAAGATTATTCTCCAGAATTGATTAATCAACAAAGAGTCGATGTAAGATCAACATTCCAAAATGGGTATAAACTCAAGCATTGGGTAAAGAAAACTTTTAAGTAACTCTAAAAGTTAAAAACTCTACATTGACTTTAGGTGTAGAGTTTTGCTTTTTATAAAACTCTGCTATACTTAGGTCTTAATCCGTTTTTGAAAGGACGATACAAATGTCAGATTTTTTTAGTTTTAAACTTCCAGAGGACTTCGTAGAAAAGTACAAGAGCCAAGAAAGCCCATTTGGGTTTAAGGATGCAGCAGAAAATTCACTTGGAGAAATTACTTTTATTCGTACATATTCTCGTATGAAGGAAGATGGAACTAAAGAAAGATGGCATGAAGTTTGTCGTCGAGTAATCGAGGGTATGTATTCAGTACAGAAGAATCATGCTAAGGAAAACCGTTTACCTTGGAATGACTATAAGGCACAGAAGTCAGCACAAGAAGCATTCCAAAGAATGTTTGAATTAAAGTGGACACCACCAGGACGAGGTATGTGGGCATTTGGAACTCCTATGACTATGGAGAAGAAAAACTCAGCAGCACTACAGAACTGTGCCATGGTATCTACAAAGGACCTTGATAAGAATGATCCAGGAGCCCTGTTTGCCTGGGTTATGGATGCACTGATGCTTGGCATTGGTGTAGGGTTTGATACAGTAGGACAGGATAAGAATTTCACAATCTATGCTCCAACAGAGCCAGAACAGGTGTTCGAAATTCCAGACACTCGTGAAGGCTGGGTCGAGTCAGTTAGACTTCTAATCAACTCATACCTTAGAGCAAACCAAAGTATTCAGAAGTTTAACTATGATTTGATCAGACCTCTTGGAGCACCCATTAAGGGCTTTGGAGGCGTTGCATCAGGACCTGCACCTCTTATCAAGTTACACGACCAGATAGACCGTGTAATTGGCTCCAGAGGCGGAGAAACACTAGACTCTCGTGCCATCGTAGATCTTGTAAACCTTATTGGTACCTGCGTGGTATCAGGCAACGTAAGACGATCAGCAACACTTGCTTTGGGTAATGCAGGGGATGAAACATTTATGAACCTAAAGAACTCAGAGATGTTCCCAGAACGTAACTCATTTGATCCAGAAAATCCAGGTTGGGCTTGGATGTCTAATAATTCTATTTCAGCAGAAGTAGGAACAAAGTACGAAGACTATGTAGATTTAATTACTGAAAACGGAGAACCAGGTTTTATCTGGCTTGATGTTGCTCGTAATTATGGACGACTAAAGGATGCGCCAGACGGTAAGGATTATCGTGTGATGGGATTTAACCCATGTGCGGAGCAGCCATTGGAATCATACGAACTATGTACACTTGTAGAAGTGCACTTGAATCGTCATGAATCTAAGGAAGACTTCCTGCGTACCCTTAAGTTTGCATACCTCTATGGAAAGACTGTAACACTTGTTCCAACACACTGGCCACAAACAAACGGTATCATGCAACGTAATCGTCGTATTGGTACATCGCTTACAGGTATTGCATCGTTTGCAGATCAAAAAGGTTTGCCAATTGTTCGTGAGTGGATGGATGAAGGATACAACAAGATCCGTCACTATGACCACCAGTATTCAGAGTGGCTTTGTGTTCGTGAATCAATTCGTGTAACAACAGTTAAACCGTCAGGATCAGTTTCAATTCTTTCTGGTGCAACTCCAGGAGTTCACTGGGGACCTGGAGGAAACTTCTTCCTTCGTGCAGTTCGATTTGGAAACACAGATCCAATGATGCACTTGTTCAAAGCAGCAGGGTACACAATTGAAGATGACGTAGTATCAGCAAATACATCAGTGGTCTACTTCCCAATCAAGTCAGGTCATCCAAGATCTGAAAAGGATGTAACATTGTTTGAGAAGATTGCACTTGCTGCAACTGCTCAGAAGTACTGGTCAGATAATGGTGTTTCTGTAACACTTTCATTTGATAAGGAAACAGAGTCAAAGCATGTTGTTCCAGCACTACATATGTACGAGGGGCAATTAAAAGCAGTCTCATTTCTACCAATGGGAAACACTGTTTATCCACAGCAGCCATATACTCAAATTACTGAAGAGCAATATGAGTCGTATATTGGTAAGTTGAAGCATATTGACTTTGGTGCAATATATGACGGCGTAGATAATCTTGAGGCTCAAGGTGAGGCATACTGCACAACAGACTACTGTGAAATTAAAATAAACAAGTAGTCTTCTGTGGTAAAATAGACTTATAATGTCTACTCCTTCAAACCTTTATGCAGAAAAAATATTTAGCGAGCACCCAACGGTTCTTTGGGCACTTGACGACTCTGCTGACTACATTTCTTTAATAACAGAGCAGCAAAGATCCATTCATCTTTGGGATATTTCTGGAGGGGAATCCTCAAATCTTTTAACGCCATCTGGACAACCTTTTGTAGGTAGTAACACTACAAAGATTATAGGAGATATTCCAGAATCAACTGTCGGTCAGGTAAAATGTGTTAGTGAAGATATTTTAAATTTTAATGATTTAAATCAAACTCTTGCAACATTTTCTACTGGATGCTACCTATATTCAGAAAGTGCATACATTACTGGAGTTGAAATTGGGTATGAGTATGACGATACCTATAGTGGAAACACTATTGAGGTTACAAGACTTTATGAAACAGAGATTTTTGGTAACTGGATTTTTGTTTCGCAAACATTTGATATTCCAAGTCAAAACACAACTCTTCGTCTAGTGTTAAAAATTAATTATATTTCAGGTGGAACAGAGGAAGATTATTCCTTCATAACAAATGGTTTTACTTTTGGTCAATGGTCTGAAGAATTTAACTCAACCTCTCTTGGAGTTGAAAAAATAGAAATTCCACTATCAATAAATTTAGGGTCTCAGCAACTTTATGGAATTGAGGCAAGTGCTTACGGACTTGCAGATAATAACGGGTATTACTTTGTTAAAGACAATGCCCTTGTTGCAAAAAATACTGGAATTCCTTTAGTTTACGGATCTTCAAACCTAACAACATTGTCAACTAACGACAACTTTCCATCACTAATTGTTCCAGGTTTTGGATTTTTAAACGAGGCGGGAAAGTATAAAGAGTACACAGCAGAAATGTGGCTTAGGATTAATTCAGACTCAACAACACTTAAAAGAATCTTTGGGCCAATTTCTTCTACAGATGGAATTTATGTTAATGGGCCTTTTATCCAGTTAAAGATAGGCAATAACTTTGCCTCTCATTTTGTTGGTGAGTGGACAAGGCCAATGCTTATTCATATTAGAGTTATCAAAAATAACGCCTCTTTGCTTATCAATGGAGATCAGGTTATATCCTTAAATTATTTAACCAGTGACTTATCTTTTCCAGAACTGCTTTCAGAAGAAAAGGAAAATGACTGGCTTGGATTCTGGTCTTATGAAGATGTAAGTCCAATAGATGTTGATTGTATTGCCATATACTCTTACCAGGTTCCAATATCTGTTGCCAAAAGAAGGTTTGTATACGGTCAAGGAGTTGAGTTTCCAGAAAACATAAATACAGCATATAGCGGATCTTCAATATTTATTGACTATCCATTTGCAGATTATTCTAATAGTTATTCTTATCCAGATCTTGGAAAATGGAATCAGGGTGTAAGAGACAACCTAATAATAAAAAATAGTAACCTATCTGCACCAGAGTATAGGTTGCCTTCAATAGTACTTGATGGCAGAACGGAGTCTGAGTTTTACTCTGATTCAGGTTTAGAGCAAAATGAAGACACACTTTTCATAACATTTACAAAAAACAATATAGTGAAAGATGGGTATTTTGTTTTTGATTCTTTAGAGCAAATAAATGATCCAGTAAAATCTTTTTATTCTGTAATAAAATTAACTAAAAACGTGTCTGACACCGAGTACTTATTTTTAATAAAATCTGAAAATGCTCTTGAAGAGTTTTCCATTACTGTTGAACCAACTGATTCAAATGAGTCAATTATAAGTTATAATTTTAAAAACTCTCTTGGAGACATATCTAGACTTGTAGAGACTGAACCACTGCTAATAGGCGAGCAGTTTCTTGTTGGGCTAAATATTGATAAGTTTGTTAGATTCTTTGCTTCTGAACTTGATTCAATTTTTGGTAATAGATCTGCGGTTAAATGCTATGTGGGTGGAAGGAAAGAGTTATCCAATACTTTCCACGGAAAGATTTACAATATTGGATTTTCTAACGAAAGAAACTTTGAAAAAATATCTCACATGTTTACACAAGACACTGGTATTCCACTTAACTTTAATCAAGGTTTTGAATTTATCGAGGGAGCAACAACTGTAGATGGTGGAGGAGTTGACATATCACCACTGTCAACTGAACTTTCTTCTGTTGATATAGATGATGTTTCGATAGATATAGCCTTAAACCATCTGGCAAGTTACACCTTGCTTCCAAAGGAGTATTTTGGCTCATACACCTTGGACATCGGTTTACAGGGTTACTGGGAAGATAACATACCACTAACATATTTTGCACAATACATAACAGATGCCCGTGGAGATAATTATTATGACCTAGACTTTTTGCAGTTTAATATTAACTATCCAGCCCCATCTAAATTTACCCAAGAGTCCCAAGAAGGCGAATGGTCTTACGAAGAACTTTTGTCAGAGTATGCGTCTCCTATACAGAGATCTTACACGGCACTTGATAACCACTTGTTCACAGGATTTGATAATTACCTAGATCTAAAAAATAGATCCACAAAAACTTTTAAATATGATACAGAAACGTCACTGGTTAGATCTTATATAACATTTCAATACACTGAATCAGGCGCTAACGCTGTAGAGAATTACTTTACTAGTCAAGAAAAACCAGAAAAGTATGGAACAGTTACTCCTGGCTCAAACTGGATGACTACAAAATATGAGGTTGTAAATAACATGATTGTATATCCACCAAAGCAGTCAAACATTACAGACCTTTCCTTAGTTTTACACTTAGAGTTTAAAATCAATGGATTAAAAATGGGCAATGTATTTTTAAGAAATCTGCAACTATGTTCTCAGGCCTTTAATGACTCTTCTCCAAACCCAATAGGAACTAGATTTGGAAGCAACATCTATCCATATAGAAAGTCTGGAGTATATTACGACTACAAAACTAATAACCCATTTTCAATTTATAAAGGAAGCACTCCATATCTTTATTTAACTAGATATAGTGGTATAGAACTTAGAGGTCAATACGACCCAGCGGTAGATAGAGGGTTAGTGGTTCCAATTAATTCATCAACAGCGACTAATTATAAACTTGTTGCAATGCAATCAGCAATAAGGTACGATAGCGATTTTTTCCCATATTCGCCAACAAAGATATTTGAGATAGAAGCAAAAGATAGACACATTCAGTTTTACATGGTAGCAAACCATCCAGATGGAAAACGTGCAAAGATTTATGCAATAAATGCAAAAACTGGAACTTTAGAAAATGATATTGCTTTTTATTGGAATGGTAAAATTGTTAAAGAGCCATCCATAACAGTTAAAGAGTGGGGATTTTTAGGAATAGGTTTTCCAGAACTGCTAGACTTTTCCTCAGTAGTAGGATCCCTAAAAATTAATGGACCAATAATGTTTAACACAATATCCTATTACCAATCCACACACCTTCAAGAAATTCAACAAACATCCACAAGGCCATGGTTTAGAGTAAAGCAGGTTCAGGTTGGGGCAGATCCAATTGAATGGTATTTCTGGAAAAACTCATCTACCCTTTGGAAGGGCGTTTTGGTTCTATCAACAAAGAGTTACTATGGCGTAGACTCCTCTGATATATATAAGAGTTACACTGGAACAGACAAGATTATTATTGACTCAGACTCCATGCTTACTTTTAATAAGTATGAATACACATCTTATGGTGATGTGTCTTGGCAACAAAAAACACTTGATGCTGTGTAATATGGTATACTTATTGTTATGAATATGGAAGATCCACGTAAAAAGAAGAAGCAATTGCCTAAAATGAAGGGGCAAGTGGGCGAGTCTCGTGCAAAAATCATCGAAAAGCACTATGAGTGGGGACTATATGTTTATAAAAGGGCAAATGGAAAGTGGTTTACAGATGGAACTGGCTCTGTATTAAATATTGAGTCAATGAAGGGCGACATTCTTCAGATCTCTAAACTTAAAGAAGCAGCAAAATATTACGGGGATGAAGGAGATGGCGAATGCATCTTTGTACCAGGACTAACAAGAATTTCAGAAGAAGAGTATTCTGAGCAGAAGCAAAGAATGGCAGAGGGGCTAATTCCTTCTTTGAACGATCTTGGAGCAGTTCAAGCAGCAAAGGATACTATTGCTAAGTATGGAAGTGATGACTAATGAGTGAAGAAAAAGAATTTTTTATTAGGGCAAAAACAGATAGTCCACTACCAGAAGACGACACATTTATCAAACAAGATCCTTTTAATCAAACTTGGGATGTAATCAAAGACTTGAATGGTTTGGACTCCAACTTTAAAAGAAGAACTGCTCGCATTTTAAAGGGAGAAGCAACACAGGGATACATTGATAGTTCACGTGCAGAAAGCACAGGCCGTGATGGAGCAAAATCTAAAGAGATTAATTCTGGAACAGTTTTTAGAAATGCATATGGGCTATTCGATGTAATTACTCCACCATGGAATCTTTATGAACTTGCAAGTTTTTACGATACATCTTTTGCAAACCATGCAGCCATCGATGCAAAAGTAGAAAACATTGTAGGACTTGGATATGAGTTTAAGGTTTCTGCAAGAACAATGCTTAAGTTAGAAGCATCAGAACCAAAGACGGCAGAGAATGCACGTAAGAGAATTGAACGAGCAAAGATTGAACTAAGCGATTGGCTAGAATCTCTAAACACAGAAGATTCATTTACTACAACAATGGAAAAAGTGTTTACTGATTTGCAAGCAACTGGAAACGGTTATCTTGAAGTAGGTAGAACTGTTCGTGGTGATATTGGATATGTTGGGCACATTCCTTCAACAACAATGCGTGTTCGTCGTCTTCGTGATGGCTTTGTCCAGGTCATTGCAAATAAGGTAGTTTACTTCCGCAACTTTGGGGCAACAAATCCAAACCCACTTGGAACAGATACTCGTCCTAATGAGATCATTCACTTTAAAGAATACTCACCACTAAATACATTTTATGGAGTACCAGACATCATGTCTGCAATTGGATCCCTTCACGGAGACCAACTTGCATCACAGTACAATATTGACTACTTCCAAAACAAGGCAACACCAAGATACGTGGTAACTCTTAAGGGTGCAAAGTTATCTGCTGAGGCAGAGGATAAGATGTTTAGATTTTTACAGACTGGACTTAAGGGACAAAACCATAGAACTCTTTATATTCCGCTACCAGGAGACTCTGATACCAATAAGGTAGAGTTCAAGATGGACCCTGTAGAAAACGGAATTCAGGAAGCATCATTTAAGGAGTATCGTAAGCAGAATAGAGACGACATCCTTGTCGCACACCAAGTACCACTTTCTAAGATTGGTGGTTCTGACTCAGCAGCCATCGCTGCTGCACTATCTCAAGACAGAACATTTAAGGAGCAGGTTGCAAGACCAGCACAAAGAAATCTTGAGAAGATGATCAACAAGATCGTAAAAGAGAAAACAGATATTCTGGAGTTTAAGTTCAATGA